ATGGAAATAGAGGGACAGTTGAACCGACAGCTTGCATTCGAGTATGGACCAGACATCCGACTCACTTATGACCTATCGAATGTTGAGGCATTGGCAGAGAACTACACCGAGAAGGTGGACAATGCGAAGAAGCTGTGGGATATGGGCGTTCCGTTGACCGAGATCAACCGTAGACTTGAACTTGAGTTGGAGCTTGAGGGAGTGGATGGTGCTGATGTGGGATATCTTCCAGGTGGTCTATTGCCAACTAATTTCGAGTTGGATATGAATCCCGAACCTGGTGGGAATGATCCTGCATCGATTGCATATGGAGGCGACGCATGATAGGGGTGATAGGTAATGGTGTGGTAGGTAGCAACACTGCTCGGATGCTCAGAGAGCTTTCCAAGAGAGAAGTGTATTGCTATGACAAGTTCAAGGAATGCGATGCCACGCTTGAGGATGTGCTTCAATGTGGCATCATATTCATATGCCTGCCGACTCCCATGCACAAGGACGGAAGCATTGATTTGTCCTATATACATGAGGTGATAGAGAAGATACCACAGGATAGGACGGTGGTTATCCGTTCGACGGTTACACCTGGTACGTGTGATGTGCTTACCACGATGTATGGGCATGAGTATATATTCTGTCCAGAGTTCCTTACCGAAGCGCATCCGTGGCAAGACACATTGGACACGAACAGGGTGGTACTTGGCATGTATCGGTACAATGCAGAGGTGGCGCAGTTGTTCATCGATGCGGTTCCCAGTGCTGATATCATCCATCTACAACCGAACGAGGCAGAGGCGTACAAGTATGTATGCAACATCATGCTTGCTTCACAGGTGGCAATATCNAANGATTTGTATTTCGCTCTCAAGGCCATGGGGGTGGAGTATGAGAATTTGCAACCATATCTACATTACGATCATCGACTTGGTACGCACACGAAAGTACCTGGACCCGATGGTGACTATGGATATGGCGGTAAGTGTTTCCCGAAAGACATGGGTGCGTTCGTGCATCAGGCAAAGTACATGGGATACAAGCCAATCGTGTTGGATGCTGTGACGAAGCTCAACGACCGAGTGAGGGCTGTGAAGGATTGGTACACCATAGCTGGTGCGGTATCGGAGCAAGGGTATGAGTAGACTACATCGCAACGCAGAGCTGGAAAGACGCATACAGGAGCGACTTGAAACGAGGATGGCTGCTCGGTGGGAGCGCAAGCTGAGAAGCACGCTACGCAAGGCATCCCGTGAAGCTGCCGCAGAGTACAGCCGTGGCGCATCCATAGAGGTGGCGGTACAGAAGCAGAACGCAGATATTAAGAAGACTCTTGAGGCGATGTATGAGCAGGCTTTCACTTCGATGGGTGAGCGCATAGACCGACAGTGGCAGAGTGCGAAGGGCTACCGGACCACTGGCAAAAAGGAAATGAGCGATACATTCTTGCATGCCATGAGAGCGTTCATTACTCGGTGGGGAGCCAAGAAGGTGGTGGATATATCGTCTACCACTGTAAATATCCTACAAGGCGTGGTACAATCAGCAATAGAGGATGGGTTGTCGGTAGCAGAAACGGCAAAGATCATCAGGCAGAAGGGTGAGCAGTTCGCAGGGTATAGGGCGAATCTCATCGCACGGACGGAGATACATAGTGCATCGCAGGCTGGGAGTATCTCAGCGACACAACAGGTGGGCGGTGACATCATAAAGGAATGGGTTCCGGTAATGGATGACAGGACACGAGATGGGGACAATAGCGATTTCGACCACACCAACGTGGCGAGTGTTCCACTCAATGAGCCGTTCATCGTAGGTGGTGAGGCGTTGATGTTTCCAGGGGACCCTGCCGGTAGCGCAGGCAACGTGATAAATTGTCGGTGCGCCATGACCTATATCATGAGGTGATAGTATGGATTATAAGACTATGAAAATGGACGGGGCTGAGGTCGAGGGGCGTACCATTATCGGATACGCATCAACATTCGGAAACCGTGACCTTGTCGGTGATATCGTGGTGGCGGGGGCGTTCAAGAAGACACTGAGCGAGCGCAAGCCGAAGGTGTTCTACAACCATATGTATCCTATCGGTAGCCCAGTGGAAATCCGTGAAGATAGTAAAGGACTCTACACTGAGAGCAAGATGAGCCGTACACCACGGGCTGATGAGATTCTTGAGCTTGTCAAAGATGGGGTAATCAATGAG